TTTTCGGTGGCGTCTTTCCGAACCCTGACAAGGTTATTCAGGCCCGTGGCGGCGCCAAGGGTCTTGAGATTTATGAAGACCTCGAAAGCGACGCGCACGTCAGAACCGTCCTCGACAAACGCAAGCGTGCCGTAACGGCCCGCGAATGGATTGTTAACGAAGCCGACAATTCGCCGGAAGCCGACGCCGCTGCCGAGCTGCTGCGAAAACATATTTCCAAACTGAACTTTGACCGGGTGACCAAGGGCTTTCTCGACGGAATCAACAAAGGCTTTTCGGTCGGCGAAGTCATGTGGGCGGTCGACGAAGAAGACGGCAGTATCAGACCTGCCGAAATCCGCTTTCGTAAGCAGCAGCGCTTCACATTCACCATCGGCGAGCAGGGTTATGAGCTGCGCCTGTTGACGACCGCCGACCCGTTCAAGGGCGAAGCCCTGCCAGAACGCAAGTTCATCAAGTTTACTTTCGACGAACGCTACGAAAATCCATACGGTTTCGCACTTGGAAACAGTCTGTTCTGGCCGGTATTCTTCAAGCGCAAAGGCATAACCTTCTGGCTGGTTTTCTGTGATAAATACGGCACACCCACAACAATCGGCAAATACCCGGCTTCCGCATCGAGCGATGAGCGCAGAATTCTGCGTGAAGCTCTTGAAGCTATCGCCAACGATTCGGGCATAACCGTGCCGCAGGGCATGGAAGTCTCACTTCTCGAAGCGGCCCGCAGCGGTATCGATACTTACGAAAAGCTTGTCAGATACATGGACGAGCAGATTTCTGAAGTTGTCCTGGGCGAAACCGGAACGACGAACCAGAGTGGCACCGGCGGCAGCAACGCCCGTGACCAGGTTGGCAACGAAGTGCGGCTTGAGACAGCAAAATCTGACGCTGACGCGCTTTGCGAAGTTTTAAATAACACCCTGGTTAAATGGATAATCGACCTGAACATGCCGGGCGCACCTTACCCGCAGTTGTGGCGCAATTTCGAAGAACCTGAAGATCTTACCCGGAAAGCTGACCGCGACACCAAACTCGGCCAGGCCGGGGTTAAGTTCAAGAAGGGCTATTTCATGCGCGAATACAACCTGCAGGAAGATGATTTCGACCTGGTTGATACAACCCCAACCGATCAGCCACCACCGGGCCGTCCGATGAATTTTGCCTTAAACCCCGAGCAGATTGCTGCAGACGTCAGAAAAGCACTCGGCATGCCGGCACCTGAAGAGGCAAAAGCCGTCAGAACGCGTGCTGCAGTCGAAAATCTGATCGATGATCTTAACCCTGCAGAATTGCAGAAACAGGCCGAAGGCATGTTGGCCCCGATCATCAAGCTGATCGAGAATGGCCAGAGTTACGAACAGATCATGGCTGACCTGGTTGAAACTTATGACGGCCTGTCATTCGATGCGCTTACAGAAATGCTTGAACGGGCATATTTTGTTGCCGCCGTCTGGGGGCGCCTGAATGCCAGATGATGCCGCAATTTTAAAAGCGGCCTTCAACCTGCCGCCCGAAGATGCGATTAAATACTTTGAGCAAAAAGGCTACAAAGTTAGCTTCGACTGGCACGAAATGAAACGCGAAGCCCATACCCGCGCCTTCACTGTCGCCGGGGTTACCGGTCTTGATGTGCTTGTCGATATTCGCAAGGCAGTTGAAAAGGCACAACAGACCGGCCAGAGTCTCGAAAGCTTCAAGAAGGAGCTGCAGCCACTGCTTGAGAAAAAAGGCTGGTGGGGCAAAAAGATCATCGACCGCCCTGACGGCACGCAGAAAGAGGTTGATCTTTCCGCGCCCTGGCGACTGCGAACCATCTACCAGACCAACATGCGCACCGCTGCCATGGCCGGCCAATACAAAGGCATGAAAGATGCCGCAGACGTGATGCCATACTGGCGTTATGTCGCTGTCATGGACGGCAGAACCCGCGACGAACACCGCTTGCTGCACGGCAAAGTTTTGCCACATGACGACCCGTTCTGGGATAAATACTACCCGCCCAACGGCTGGGGCTGCCGCTGCACAGTTACCGCCATGACCGCCGGGCAGCTCAAGCGCAAAGGCATCAAGATCAGCGACGGCGATGCAATGAAAGGTCTCATAAGTCACACGGTTCCGGACGGCTGGGATTATAATCCCGGCAAAGACGCCTGGCTGCCGGAGCCAAAGAATTACCCGGCCTGGGCAAAAGAAAAGGTTGAAACCATTGTCACCAGGGCGCAGACCTTCGATAACCAGGTAAGCTTTGTCAGCAAAGTCGATCCTGCCGATCGAGGCGCGGTTGAACAAACTTTGATCAAACATGAAAAAGAACTTGCCGGGCTGGATCACGAAGCCGCCGTTGTTGTTGCCAGATCAGGCGATGTTTACCGCATTGATGGCAAAAAAGATTTAGTCAAACCAGATGTCCTCGGCGACGATTTGAATGGCGCTTCTGTTACTCACAATCACCCGCGCTCAGAAACTCAGAACACTTTCAGTTCTCTTGACCTGGAGCTGTTTTCTAAACACGGCCTTGAAATTCTCAGGGGAATTGACGATAATTTCATCTACGAGCTGATCAAAAACGGAAAAATCGTTGACGACGCCGATTTGCTTGAAAACATTGATACCAGGCTGCTGATTCAAAACCCGGATCTCTACGAACATCTTGAGGTTGCAAGGAAAGCTTTGGCTGGTGGCTTCGGCTACAGGAGACGCAAAAGATGAGTCAAAAACAGTTTCAGGAAGAATTCCTTCGAATTCTGGATGAATCGATTGCCGAGTCCGACGCGTTGGCCAAGAAATATCTCAAGGACGGCATGGACAGTCACCCGGCCGAATTCAAAGCGATTCGCGACAAACATTACAAACGTGTACAGGAAATGTGCCTGAAACATGGCGTCAAGCCGGAAGAAGTGAAAAACGAATAATGATTGAACTGGAATTTGATAACAGCCAGGTGAAGCAGCTGCTGAATGCGGTGGTCAGAAACATGACCAATCCGCAGCCGGCCCTGCATAGAATCGGCGAAGTCAGCAAAGCAGGCATCAAAGATAACTTTGAAGAAGGCGGCGCCTATTCGTCGCCAGATAGCCTCATCGGCGGCAGCAAGAAATGGAAACCCCTTTCGCCGGTCACCAAAAAGATCAAGGCACGCCAGGGCAAAAAAGGCCCGTATCAGATTCTGGTCGATTCTGCCAGGCTGCGCGATTCAATCAACTCGAAGACTGATAAAGAATCGGTCGAGATCGGCACCAACGTCGAATACGCCGCCACGCAACACTTTGGCGCAAAAAAAGGCGAATTCGGCATTCATGACGTTTTGATCAAAGCCCATATTCGCAACATCCAGAATTATTTTGTGTTTAACTCAAAATATAGCAGCTCTGGGCGCACTATTAAGGGGAGTCGCGGTAAGTCGCTGGGCGGGTCAGCGATAAGAGGGAGAGGCGGTAAAACGGCTGTTGCCATAAAAGCGCATCAGCGTCGTGTGCCCATACCATTTGGCGACATTCCAGCCAGGCCGTTCATGACCATTCACCCGACGACGCTGGAAGATATGGTCGAAATTTTATCGAAGTTTATCCTGGCAGAAAAATAGCTTCGCAAAATACGGCGAATTTAAAACGTTTTTCGTTTTCGACGACTCTAACTACCAAAAATTAATCCCGATTAAAAATAGGCACGTTTCCGGCGAAATGCCGGGGTGTTTTTAGAGCCATCAAAAACCCGCCAGTAAATAACGATTTTTTAATATCGTTGATTTACTGAAGGGCTTCACCTGTTTCGCACGCTTCCAGACCGGTATTTTGGTCATATCGATCAAACTTAACCAAAATCTGGAGGCGTTGATGAAAGAAAAAATGTTCCGTCTGTTGCCGCTGCTTGCGGCTCTCGCGTTCTGTATCGCTGTGGCTGCAATTGCCGGGGAAACCAGATTCTTCATTCCTGACGGCCAGCGCACCACCAGCACCGACTATGTTGTGCCGGTTATCAACCAGCCGACTGCCGGCTACCTGGTTCCGGCCACTGCTACCTTTTCGATTCCGCAGCATGCTGCCGTGAAAGTTCCGACCCTGCCGACCGGCACCAAGCAGTTCCGCGTTTACGTTAATCCCGGCGCCGGTGCCAACATCGGCCCGTCGAACGTGGCCAGCGGCACCGCTTACCCGGAAGTAGCCAGCGCGACACTTTCAGACCCGATCACGGTTGGCACCCTTACCCCCGACGTTTACATGATCGGCCGGACAGCTGCCGCGACCGGCACGCTGATCTGCCAGTGAGGTAACCGAATGAAAGCCATTGAAATTTTCCGCCCTGGCAAATTCAAGGCCATGAGCGGCCAGGAAATTGAATTCAGCGCCGCAATGCTCGAAAGCATTGCAAAAGCTTACGACCCGGCAGTGCATCAGTCGCCCCTGGTGATTGGTCACCCCAAAGTCGAAGACCCCGCTTATGGCTGGGTAAAAGCACTAAACTTTGCCAACAGCCGCCTGGTAGCTGAACCCGAAGCCGTGGTTGAAGAATTCGCCGGCGTCGTTTCGGCCGGGCTTTACAAGAACGTTTCGGCCAGCTTTTTTGCGCCTGACCACCCGGCCAACCCGAAGCCAGGCAACTATTACCTCAAGCACGTCGGGTTCCTTGGCGCCACCCCGCCGGCAGTTTCCGGTCTCAAACCCGTGAGCTTCGCCAGCGGCGACGAAAAGGAAATCTGTATCGAATTCGCGGTCGAGGCTCCGCAGCCGCCGGCCAGAAATGACAGCAAAGAAAAGGAGAACGAATTGAAAGAAAAAGAACTTGCTGACAAGGAAAAAAACCAGAACGAAAGAGAGCAGAAGCTGAACACACGCGAAGCCGAGCTGAAAAAAGCCGAATTCGCCAGTTTCATCGGCGGCCTGAAAAAGAAGGGCAAACTTGTGCCCGCCGTCGAAGCCGGTCTGGTTGAATTCATGATGGGCCTCGATGCAGGCAACGTCGTTGAATTTGCCGGCGAAAAGAAAACCCAGGTCGATTTCTTCAAATCGTTCCTGGAAAAACAGCCCCAGGTCGTCAGCTTCGGCGAATACGCGCCTGATACCGTTGCTTCACCTGACGCCGTAACCCCCAAGCAGCTGGCTGAAAAAGCCGGCAAACTTAAAGCCCGTCTCGAAGGTGAAGGCGTGGTCATTTCCTACGCTGACGCCGTTGAAAGAGTTTCCGGAGGTGCAGAATGATCAACCCCCTGACCAAAAACTACCTGGCCGAAAATGCCAACAAGCAGTATCTGATCGCAAAACAGGGCACTGCAGATAAACAGGCTCTTAAATCTGACGCAGCTGCCGCTAACCAGCTTGGTGTGGTTTCACAGCCTGGCGATATCGCAGCTGGCGAAAGAATGGACGTCGTTCTGCTCGGCGAAGCCGAAGTCAGATGTGCAGGCGCCATCGCCGCCGGCCGCTCGTTCACCGCCGATGCTGATGGTAAAGCCGTGCTGGCAACCACGGGTCAGAGAGCTGTGGGCATTGTTACTGAAACCGGTGCAGCCGATCGAATCGTCACCTGCATAGTAGCCCCGCACACTGCGGCATAACCTGGAGGAATTAAATGGCCAAATCGCTTTTTCCCGTTGATCCCGTAATGACTGCGATCGTTATCGCGTATCGCAATAAGCGGCTGATTGCCGACGAGGTTTTCCCTTATATCCCGGTTGGCAAAAGCCTTTTCAAGTTTCTGAAGTTCAACCAGGAACAGAGTTTTACCGTTCCGAACACTCTTGTCGGCCGCAAATCTACGCCGAACAAGGTTGAATTCGGTGGCTCGGAAGTCGAAACATCCTGCGCCGACTACTTCCTCGATGACGTCATTCCGCAGTCAGATATCGACGACGCACCCGAAGGCGTCAACCTCATCAACAACGCCAGCGAGGGAATCATCGATCTGATTCTGCTCGACCGCGAAGTTCGCGCCGCCGCCCTGGCTTTCAACGCAGCTCAGTATGCGACCGGCAACAAAGCCGCTCTTTCCGGCAGTGACCGTTTCGACGATTACGTCGCATCTGACCCGGTTAATACCATCAAAGACGCTCTCAGCAGCATGCTGATGCGCGGCAATGTAATGGTTATCGGCCGCAAGGCTTTCGACAAAATCAGCAGCCATCCGAAGATCGTCAAGGCAGTTAACGCCAACAGCGGCGATTCTGGCATTGCAACCCGCGCCCAGATCGCGGCTCTCTTCGAGCTCGATGATGTGGTTGTCGGCGAAGCTTTCCTGAACACTTCCAAAAAAGGTGAAGCCATGACGCTCTCGCGCGTCTGGGGCAATCACCTGTCGCTGATCTATCGCGACCGCCTCGCAACCAATGCAAACAACCGCATGACCTTTGGCTTCACCGCCCGCCAGGGAACCCGCCTCGCCGGCGTAGTGCCCGACAAGATGATTGGTGCCCGTGGCAGTCACATCGTTCGCGCCGGGGAAACCGTCAAGGAAGTCGTCACTTCTGACCGCCTGGGTTACCTGATCCAGAACGTCGTCAACGATTAAGGAGCAATCAGATGGCTAAAGCTGCAGCTGTAAAAACCAAAGGTGACTTCGAATGCCTGGTTAAAATCAAGCACGACGGCACCGTCTACATGCCGGGCGACGCTATCGACCTCACTGCTGACCAGGCCAAAAGCCTCATCGCCAGTGATGCGATCAAGCCAAATAAAACCCTGCCCGCTTCAACTGAAAAGGCTGAATAACCATGAAATACGCCGTTGTCCAGGACATGATCGATCGTTTCGGCGCCGCCGAGCTTACACAGCTGACGGATCGCGCTGACCCGCCGGCCGGAACTTACGACTCCGATGCAATTGAAAAAGCCCTGAACGACGCGGAAGCAGAGATTGACGCATACCTGCTCGCCAGGTATGCGTTACCTCTGACCACCGTGCCGACCATGCTTACACGTTTGACCTGCGACATCGCCAGGTATCAATTGCACGGCCCGGCACTCACCGAAGAAGTGACCAAACGCTACAGCGATGCTGTGG